CCGGTAAGGATTTGACCTCGTGCCAAATCATCGGGAACTATATTTATCGCCTCAATACGGCTGGTGACCTGATTGTTGATAGTGATACAACAGATAACACAGGCATCATCGCCCATAATAGGGTTGGACATGCAGACACAGGTTCTGAAGTCCTGATTGATGCGGATGGCGTTCGCCAGTTCGACAATTTGGGCACGGCGACCAACACGGCCAGCGGTTACATCCTGCCCGCCATCGACTCGTAAGGAGGGCTGATGTACGGTTACGAATCGGTTACGATCAACACTGGAGAGGCGGCGGGATCGAATGGTTCCGCCACCGCCAACAACACCAGCAGTCACGTTATCACTGGCGAGATCTGCTCTATTGGTGTCACTTATGGCGACTCGCCACCAGGCACAACGGACGTAACGATTGCGACGTCAGGCGATAACGGGCCTGCCTTGACCATCTTGACGTTGACCAATGCCAATAGCGATGGATGGTTCCATCCACGTCACGTCGTAGACAATAATGCTGGCGCGGATATCGAATATGCTGATGGCTATTCGGTATACGACAAGGTTTGCGTCGCTGATTACATCAAAGTGACCATAGCCGGGGCTAATAACCCAGACACCGCCGAAGTGGTGGTGGTTTATTACACAGGTCGCTGATGGCGATTGAACGACACATCGTCAAGGTGTCCACGACTGGGTCTGACGCATCCGCCACGGGTTCGTTGGTGACTGCGTTGCCCTATTGCGAACTCTTGGCGGTGTATTGCAATTTCCACGCCTCTGCGCCTGCATCGACGGACACCCCGTTATCGTCGCCAGGTGATCCCGTGTCCGTGACGTTGTTAACAGTTACGAACTCTGCGACGGATGCGTGGTTCTATCCAACGCACCAGTTAGACGATGCCAGCGCGTCCGCCATCACTGGCGCATACATACCAGCCATCATCCACGGAAATCTTTTGACGGAGTTGGCAGGATGTGACGCACTGACGGACGCATTGACCATGACTATATTTGTGAGGGTGTGATGGCGTTCACCTATACAGCAGGAAGTTCCGCAGATCGGGATCGTGTCAGGTTAGAGATCGGAGATACCGATTCGGACCGGGCATTATTCCAAGACGCGGAGATTGATGATTTCCTATCGCAAGAAGGGAACAGCATCCTCGGATCAGCGGCACGTGCCTGCGAAACATTGGCTGTCAGGTTCGCCCGCGATTTCACTTTCTCTGCTGATGGTGCGTCGTTCCAGAAAGGTAACGTCACGCAGATGTTTATGGCCCAGGCCAAACGTCTACGTCGTCAGGCCAGTGCGACCACTGTGGTGATGCCCAGGCGCGTCGATGGATATTCCGTATACACGGATTCCGATGAGGTCACGGGACTCAATATCCTCGACTCAGGTACAGGTATGTTCGGCAGGTATGCAGATGGTTAATCGTCTATTACAGGCCAACGACCTGGCGTATATGCGGGGTGAGACACGCAAGTCCATGCCGGACCTGGTGGACATCCAGCGAAAGACTGTTGAGTCCGATAAACAAGGCGGATTCACGGAGTCATGGGCCAACGCCTATCAGGACGTCCCTGCCAGGATAGCCAGCAAGGGCGGATCGGAATCTGTGTCCGCAGGTCGTCAGGATCTGCAACTGGATTACACGTTGGCTGTTGGGTACGACCAATCAATATTGCAGACAGATCGGATCGTCCATACGAGTGGCACATACGAGGTCCAATCAGTGGACGATGGTAAATCCTGGGCCACATCAAAGTTATGCCAGATGCGACAAATCTAGGATTACAGCAGGCACGATGCACAAACGATAAATGCAACAGCCTATTGGCCCGCGTCCGCCTCTTGATGGATAGCGTGGTCGAGATCAAATGCCGTCGGTGTGGACACGTTAATACATTCACACCGCCAACGTCAGATATCGACGATGTGCATATACATCTGGTGGCTGACGGACAAGGTGGATTCGTTCCACCTGAGACAACTGAATAAACCCGTCCCAGAGGCACTGTGATGCCCATTAAGCGTCAGGAACGCTGGCACTGGGTATTTCTACCACTCACGTGGTGTGGAGTCCTTAATCGCTGGCGTATGACGATTGAGGATTTTTTTATGCCCGAATTTAATATGGACATGCAGGTGTCGGTCCAACTGCCGCAGAACTGGAACGAACTCGGATCCAAGATTCGCATGGTCACGGAGATAGCGGCCCGTCATGTGGAAGGAGATTCCAAGGTGCGGATCGCTGAATGGCCTGCGGTGGACACTGGTGCGACGATGAACTCCATCAATGCCCGTCCTGATGATACTGATCCGAATGGACTGTCGTGGAAGATCGGACCGAGTACGGAATATGCGCCATTCATAGAATATGGAACCGTCTACATGAGGGCGCGACCATTTATGACGCCAGCACTGGAACAGGAATCGCCTCGATTCGTGGAGGCACTCCGTCAGGTATTCAACGAGTTGGATGGCGCACCACCTGGCGTAGTCAGGTTGGCATAGGTGATTAGATGGCGAATCTAAGGGTTAATCTGGACACTGCGGTGTTTAACGTCCTGAACGTTGCGTCCGTATTGAACGAGGCCACAGGTGGTGTGTTCAATGGCATCGCACCACAAGGCACGACTCCGCCATATGTCGTATTCCAGGCGATGTCCAAGGTGGATGATTATTGGTCGTTCACCGGACGCGGAGGCAATGCGGTATACATGGTCAAGGCCATCGACCAATCGCCTTGGCCCAAGTCTGCTGGTGACATCGACACGCAGGTGGATTCAGTGATGCAGGACGCATCGTTAAGCGTCACAGGCCATTCGCTATTGTGGTGCAGACGCGAGGAGGATATATACCTCGCGGAAGATCAGCAGGGCGTCATATACCAACACATCGGAGGGCTTTACAGGATACGTGCCGACCAAAGTTGATTGCAGACATCATTGGATAATCGAAACAGCGAATGGGCCAGAAAGTAAGGGCACTTGCAAGCAGTGCAACGCCAAAAGGACTTTCAAAAATTCGATCTTTACATCCAGCCAGCACATCACATTAGAAAAGGACACAAGCGACATTGGTTACGAATCGGAAGAAAAAACAGACAGGCGGTGGAACAGATGGATCGGCGACTGAACAAGTCTGGTATCTAGCATTGCACAAGTTGCACATCGCCCAGGGTCCAGGCGTAAAACCATCGACGATCCGCATCTTTCCAGGTCAGCGATTCGATCTGGATGGCACCGAATTTGTGGACGTGGAATCGTTGTTGAGAATGAACGCCATCAAGGTATACGAGGAATCAGATCGGGAGTGGGCCGAGGCACGTATGGCCGAACGTCCAGAACAGCCCAAGAGGAGGGACCGTGGCTAGGATCACCGCGAAAAGCGCAGGACTATTGGTGGACGAGTTCGATTTCAGTGGCGTATCCAATTCGATGGATCTGACATTCGCGGAAACGCCTGCGGAGGTCACTGCATTTGCAGACACTGACTTGACGTACATCCAGGGAAAACCGACTTTCAATTTCAACGTCAATGGATTGTGGTCAACAGCATCACCGAATTATGACGGTGAGATGTTTACAGATCTGACCGCATCGGCGCGACGTGTCGGCATATATCCAAGTGGAATCAGCGATGGGAATTTTGGTTATGAGGGCGCGACACTTATCAGCGCATCGCCAAGGGTTTCGACGATTGGCGATTCCATCGCCTGTAACGTCACATGGCAGGGAGCCAGTGCGCCATTCCGGTCAACGATTCTGAGGTACGCCACCGACAGTTCATCCGCCAACGGCACCCAGTACACGCTTGGCACGATTGCGAACACGAACACCATCATCGGAATCCTGCGACTGATTGAGATCGGCGGATCAGGCAATAACACGTTGGATGTCAAAATCCAATCAGATACCAGTGGATTCAGTAGCGCGACAGACCGATTAACGTTCACCCAGTTGAATCAAGGAAGTGGTGCGACGTTTGAGACTCAAACCGCGACAGGCCCAGCAGGGTCAGACAATATCTGGCGGGCCGTAATCACTGTTGGTGGCGCAGGCAGTCGGTCGTTCAAGTTAATGGTCGGATTCGGTTATTACGTGACATAGGGAGAAAGCGATGGCTAGAACACATGGCAAGGATTCCAACTTTTCGTTCAATGGCGTAGCGATTGAGGACGAACTGAGTTCCATCACGATGAACGCGACGGTCGCAGAGGCCGAGGTGACTGCGTTTGCGGATGCGTATTCCAATTTCCTGGCAGGTAAAAAGACCGTGACATTCGATGTATCGGGTTCGCTGGACATGGCGGCGAGTCAAGGCGACGCCACCATATTTGACCACCTCACATTGACCAGCGGTCCCAAGACGTTGATTTACGATCCGGATGGGGCAGGACCGGATACCAACTCACCTGAATATACCTGCACATCCAGCGGACTCACTGGCGCACTCTGCACCAACTACACAATCAATCTGCCAGTGGGTGGTGCGGCTACATATAGCGCGACGTTTCAGTGTTCTGGGTCAACAACACGGGCTGTGTCCTAGAACGTCAGCAAATCGAACCACAACGCCGAATAAGGCTAATCTGAGGAGGACTTGATATGGCTAGAACTCACGGAAAGGACGCCGA